GAGCTTTAATAAATACAAATTCCTAGAAGAATTAAAGGAAGATTTACGAGATGAGTTTAACACAAGTGGTAAATATCCCGAGCCATCAGAAGATGACATAGAAGATTATGTTATTCAATATGTTAGCAACCAAACTATTTATTATTATGACTGCTGGAGAATATGCCTTGAATTTCAGCCAAATGATTTCGAGAACCCATCAACAGGCGAGAAAGCTAAAAACATATCACAGTTGGCTTTTGGTTGTCTGTTCGATTATGTGATGCAAGATGTGCAAAACTTTAATGAAACAAAAGAAAAAAAGTTACCAGCTAATGATGCAACATAAAAAGCTACTTAAAATATACAACGAATTATCAAATGAAGATTTAATAAATTTATTTGAAATGGCTAGTGATAGGATCTTTGTATGGAACCCAAATGATAAAACTTGTTACGAGCTAGATATAGATGTGCCCTGTTGTTTTAATGGCACAAAAATACAGATCAACATAGCAGAAAATGGTATGATATTAAAACCAATGGTAAACAATGAAAGACTTTAATGCAATAATAAAAAAGCTATTATTTGGCGAAACTCCACAAACTTGGATTTGCATACCAAAATATATGACTAAAAAAAATAAAAGAATATTTATAAAAAACACATTAGAATTTTTAGAAAAAAATGTAATAGTAAAAAATAAATTATGAAAAATAAATTATATTATCACCCAATAAAAAAAGAGTTTGTAAATAAAGAAAAATATTTTAAATTTATAATGAGCAAGGATTATCCTAGCAAACCATATAGCGAGAAGATGAAGTAAGATTTTAATTTTTAGTTAGTTGTTTTGAAGGGTTGGTTTTATACTGACCCTTTTTTTTTAAAATAAAGTATTAATTTTGTTATATAATTATGAAGTTGAAAATTCAAATACCTACACAATTAAGTGAAATCAATTTGGATCAATACCAGAAGTATCTTAAAGCTATTGATGAAACCGAAAGCGAATACAAGCTTGGTAGTAAAATGATAGAAATTTTTTGCAACATTGATCACGCAGACATATACAAGTTTAGAGTGTCGCACATAGCAAGTGTTAGTAAAACATTAGAAAAAGTTTTCAAACAAGAAACCCCTACATTGATAAAGCATTTTCAAATAAACAATATTGAGTATGGTTTTATACCAAACCTTGATGAAATGACATTTGGGGAGTATGTTGATCTAGACAATTCTATAAAAGACTGGCAAGAAATGCACAAAGCTATGAATGTATTATTTAGACCAGTAGTGCAAAAATATAGTGATAGATATTTGATAGAAAAATATAAGCCTGAAAATAACAATCTGCTTAAAAAAATACCAATGGATGTGTGTTTTAGCACCATCGTTTTTTTTTACAATTTAGGGAACGAGTTGAGCAAAACTATGCTGGACTATTTGAAACCACAGGAGATACAACAACTTCAACAGTTGGAAACTTTGCAACCAAATGGGGTTGGTATCAATCAATTTTTGCACTCGCTAAAGGAGATGTTAGACACTTCGAAGATATTACTAAATTAAATTTTCATCAATGTTTGACTGCTTTAGAATTTATGAAAGAAAAAACAGAAATAGAACAAAAACAAATAAAAAAAAGTTTTAAATGAGCAATCAAGGTGTAAGAGGTTTTTATCAAATAACAACTACAATTAAAGATAATTTATTAAATGATGAAAACGTGAATACAGTTACAACAGGAGATATTACTAAAATTGATTTATCAAAGCAAACCATATACCCTTTATCTCATATTCTTGTAAATAATGTTTCACAGGAAGATCAAGTGTTGAGGTTTAACATAAGTGTTTTTTGTATGGATATAGTTGATGTGAGCAAAGATGAAACAACTGATACTTTTGTAGGCAATAATAATGAACACGATGTTTTAAACACACAGTTAGCAGTAATTAATAAATTAATTGAAACATTACGAAGTGGTACACTTTATCAAAGTAAATATCAACTTGATGGTGTTGTTAGTTGTGAGCCTTTTTATGATCGGTTTGAAAATGAAGTGGCAGGTTGGGTAGGCACAATGGATATATTAATTGATAATGACATAAATATTTGTTAATGGATTTGAAAGAGGTAAACAGGTTGCTAAATAATTTTGGAAAAAATGTAGTGTTTGAAGCAAAAGCAAATGCACCAAGAGAAAAGGTGTCTGGGAAATTAAGAGATAGCTTGTATTATCTTTATTCTTTTGATAGCAAAGGTGCGCAGATAGCATTTTATATGGAAGAATATGGTAAGTATCAAGATTTGGGTGTAAAAGGAACGCAAAGTGGAGAAAGTGTTGGTAAAAAATTTTATGGCAACGAACAAAGAGAATATAAATACACAACCAAAATGCCACCACCAAATAAATTAGATCGTTTTGTTGTACGCAAAGGATTAGCACCAAGAGATGAAAGGGGAAGATTTACAGGCAGATCGTTAAAAACAGTTGGGTTTCAAAAGTCAATAACTTTTTTAATTGCAAGATCAATATTTGGAAAAGGCATAAAGCCAACTTTATTTTTTACTAAACCTTTTTTAAAATACTATAAAGATTTACCACAACAATTAGCAGAAGCATTTGGTGATGACTTTGAAGTATCAACTAGAAAAATTATAAACAATTAATGGCAATAGAAAAAATTAATATAAACAGTCCTGTATATTTAAAAATAGAAAATTCAGCAGGTTTAACAAGTTGTAACTTAACACTCGCAATATATAGTGGTGCTTTTCAATCAAGCCCAAGTACAACTTATGAGCTTGTAAAAAATGAAGTTGCAAATAACAACTATGTTATATTTGAGATAGGAGAACTTATTAAAGACTATATTTCGTATAGTTTTAGTGGTACGTTTGGTAGTAATGGTGTAAATGTCTGGGTACAAACAACGGCAACACCAAAAGAGGGGTCAACATCAAGACCTGCTATCAGCTCTATCTATTTGGCTTTTGATGGTGTTGGTTATTTTGAAGAAGGGTTTGATATAACAAGTTCATCAAATAGTACAACAACACAAACACTTACAAGACATAAAGGAAGTGTAACAAAGCTGATGTCTAATACAAAGATATTTAGAGAAGCTCAAGAAGTATTATATATTCCTGTACTTGCAAACCTTAGTGTAAATTCTGGTAGTGATACATTAACAGGTGCAACTACTGTAAACTTCAAAAACGGTGGTACAACTGTATCAAGTGTAACAGTATCAACAGGCGTGTCAAACTCCAATAGTGCGATAGAATATGCAACAAGTACAACTGCAACACTTACAAGTGTAGATATAGTTACAGGTGGATCAACAGAAACAATAGAAATAGAGGAACAACCCTGTAATAGATTTACAAACTTACCAGTAGTATTTGTAAACAAATCAGGTGCATTACAAAAAGTAAACTTCTTTTTAAAATCTATTGAAAGTGTAAACGTACAAAAAGATGAATTCAAAAGCAATACACTGACAACTGGTGCAACATATTCTATTAATAATCATCAATACAAAAACAGAAACATAAACAGTAGAGAAACGATCATATTGAATACAGGATATGTAAACGATAGCTACAACCAAGTAATAGAACAGATACTTACAAGTAAAAGATGTTGGCTATTTAAGGACAATCAATATTTACCTGTAATACCACAAGATCAAAATGTAACATTTAGGACATCACTCAATGATAGACTTGCAAATTATACTATGACATTTAAGTTTGCTTTTGATAAATTAAACACAATTAGATAATGAATGAAGTAAGTCTATTAATACCAGACATAGTAATAGACAATCCACAACCTGATCCAGACTTGTGGAACCTTACTACCACAAACTGGGAAAATACATTCAGAAAATGGAACGAGATTAATCTAATTACCGACATTGATTACCAAAGGCTTGATTTATTTGAAGATGAACAAATAAACCTGACACAAACAATACAAGACATCAGAGACATTGAAAAAATATTCACAGATTTTAGCAAGTCATTTAGTTTGCCTGCAAGTAGTAAAAACAATTTATTATTTAGGCATTATTATAGATCAGACATTGTAGAGGATAGAGTTGCAGATAGTATATTCAATGCAAACACTAAATTAAGAGCAATACTAGAACTTAACTACAAAAGATTTAAAAGTGGATATATAGTTCTCAATGGTGTGAAGCTCAAGAATAACCAACCTGATAGTTACAACATTACATTTTTTGGAGAAACAGTTACACTAAAAGACAAACTAAAGGATAGAAGACTATCGAGTTTGGACTTCTCACAGTTTGATCACGCATACGATGTGTCAAACGTAAGGCAAGGGGTTCAAACATTTGTAACAGCTTTAAGTGGTGGCACAACTAGCACAGCCCACGTTATCTATCCAATAATATCACATACACAAAGATTTATTTACAATAGTAGTGCAGGGGGTGTATTGACAAGTCAAGAAAGATCAAGCACAACAAGAAACTTATATGCAAGTGGCAGTCAATCGACAGTAGACTCAGGTCAAGCTACAGAAAGATTAGGAAGTACAATGGGTTTTGTGTTCACAGATCTGAAACCTGCATTAAGGGTAATAGATATTATAAGGGCTATTGAACAAGACAATGATATACAACTACAATTTAGTGATGACTTTTTTCAAGAAACAGGATTATTTGCAGACCTATATATGTGGCTACACAGAAACAAAGGGGAGATAGGTGTAACAGAAAGCAACGAAACTGATGTAAGCAAAATAATCATAAATAAAATACAAAGCTTTACAGGAGACACAACAAATTTTTTTAGTGATGGTCAATTTGATTTTGTACCTGTATTTGATGGTGGTATATTTAGATTTGTTGTAGGCACAGGACTAAACAGTTTGATACAATCTGAAACAATGCAAATAATATGGACTATCACACCCACAGTATCTAGTAAAAAATTCACTGCAAAATTAAGAAAAGCAGATACAGGAGAAATAGTAGCAGAACAACCATATACACAAACAGGAAGTGTAACACTAAACAGACTTTTTGAACAAGGTTTTAATGGTAGCTTTGAACAACAAAACATACAGTTCTTGATAGAGACCACAGAGACAAGTTTGAATTTAACATATTCTTTACAATTTGTTAGAGTATCTGAATCAGAGGATTCAAGCGAGGACTTTTCTGCAACGATAACTGCAGGTATCGTAGAACCTGATAGTTTGGTTGAAACGATATTTGTTCAGGATAATATTCCAGACATAGGCATACTAGAGTTCTTGACAGGTATATTTAAAATGTTTAATCTGACTGCATTTATTGAAGATGATCCAAGTAGTGATGACTTTGGTAAAGTAGTTGTAAAAACACTAGATAGTTTTTATTCAGGTGGTACAAGTAGAGATATTACAGAGTTTGTAGATACAAGTCAAGGAGAAAGTAATTTTAGTGTACCATTCAATGATATACAATTTAAGTTTGC